GTCGTTTATAAGGGGGATAAAACGAACAGTGTAAAAGAAGATAACACAAAAACAATGAGAATCAATAAGATAGCAAAACGAAGAGTAAAACGAATTGTGTAAAGAGTTTAGGAAACATTGAATATTGCTTTAATCTCGGAGAGAAAAAACGGGCAAAAAATTTGCAACACTTTAATTGAGGTACAAACCGACGTTAAAATAGACTAAAAAGCCTTTAAAATATGGCATTTAAGCCACTATTTATAAATACAAAAACAAACGCACAGCTCCTTAAAAAGGGGCTTTTTTTTATGCCTTTTTGAAACGATATTTAAATGTGACTTAAACGCCTTAAAAATACCTAAAAAAGTAACAAGGGAATAAACAGGGGCGAAACAGGGGCGAAAAAAGCATATAAAAACACGCCTATACATATACCATTGATACCATAAATTAAGCACGAACTACACAAAAAATACGGATACCCCCCCCCGATAATACTACAACATAATACATATAATTATCACTATATACGCTGAATATCAGTTAATTACATGGTGTTTTGAACGTTTTTTGAATTTAAAAACGTGTGTGCGCGCATTTAATAGTATTTAATAGGGTTGATCGTTTGACCAGGATCGGCCTAAACTTGATGTATTTACCTCTGAGTTTGAGGGGTTATTTGCTTAAGTAGTGATAAATATTGGCTCTGTGTTTCAATTTCCCTGGTTAGGCTTTCTATTAACAGGTCTTTTGCTTTGCATTTTTCGCACGATGCCGGTTTATGTCGATGCATAGAAATGAAATCCTTTACAGTATCAACATTATTACTGTCGGAATTTATTAAGATTTCCCCTCTCTCGGAAATTAACCAATTCATATTGATATTATCATATGACAATGCTATTTTATTCAAAATATCGTAGCTGGGAGCATTACGACCTTTCACTATGTTGTGAATTATGGTTGAGTTTACACCAATACTATGCGAGAACGAATTATTGTTCTGTTTTAAAGTACTGATTAATAGCTCTAGTCGTTCGTTTATTGTCATTTGATAAAAAAGATTGTCAATTGATGAAAATAAATTGTCATTTGTTTTGTGAAGTTGTCAAATGATAATATATTTGTAATCATTATTGAACACAAAATTACAATAAAAGAAAATGAAAAAGCAAATAAAAGACGAAGAGATTGAAAAAATAAAAAAACAACTGCCAAGCGCAGGTGCTTATAAGATCATTTCAGGCATGTTAAACGGGGCATACAAACCCAATACAGTAAAGGCAATGATCAACCAAGAGCGTACCATGAGCCCCGCAGTTTTACTTGAAGCAAAAAGACTGATTGAAATTATAAACCCAACAAACACCGATCAAAATGAAAGCAATGAGTAAATTTTTCGCATTTGTTTTTGCCGTTCTTGGCGTATTGGCATTTTATGGCGCATATTTTCAAGGTGCTCACTGGCACTTTGCCACTTGTTTTGCCTGTTTATTCCTGAGCCTTCTGTTTTTATCAGATTCGGGCGAACCTCAGAAGCCTGGTCTTTCAGGAAATTAAATATAAGTCGTGTAAATGATCCCGGATAATGCCAGAGTAACACTGGCTCCGGGATTTCAAAACAAAACATCATGATTCCATACGAATATCACAATAATCAACTAGGTGTACAGGCTCGCGTTCTTTTTGAAGGGCGCAATGCTGCTGACGAAAGCCTTTGTCTTATAAGTGATAGGGCTTTACGCAACCGCATTGAATCTGGAAAAACAATCAGGCTCAGGGCCCAGGCTCCAAACCAACCTTCATTAATTAAATGGGATACTGTTCCACGCGAATGGCAGAAACTATTGGTTGAAACATTTGGAGAGCCACAACGCCAGATTAAACAGTCGCTTTTCGAAAAATATTACACACGTGACTCTGTTGCTATTGAATTTTACACGAATTATCAATTGACTGATGGTAAATTACTGCCGGATGATGTGATTGATGAATATACCATGAATGCTTCGGTTTTAAATACCGTTGAACTGCTTTATAAAAAACGTTACGAGCTTCGCAAAAGTTTACGCGGTGGAGTGGCCGATGTTTGGACTACAGTTACCAACGAGTGTAACCGTTTCAGAGATATACAGGAACATACCTTACCGGCTAACGCTGCAAGTCTTCGCCGTAAGTTGAAAGACTACAAAAAAGAAGGTTACGAAACATTGATTCACGGCAATTTCTGTAATAAATCGGCTTTAAAAGTTGATGATCGCCTGATTGATCTTCTGAACTCGATGTTTGCCTACCAAACAGATAAACCAACTGCAACCCGAATTTCAAGACAATACGAAGGATTTTTGGCCGGATATGTTGAAGTAATCAATAATACTACCGGAGAAATGTACGATCCGAAGGAATTTCCAAAACTTTCTCCTGCCACTATTACAAATTACCTAGCTAAATGGACAAGCAAAGTGGGAACCCATACCATACGCTCCGGAAACCGACAAATTTGGATGTCAAAGTTCAGATCATTCCATGATATGAAACAACCTGAAATGTCAGGATCAATTATATCGATTGATGACCGTCAACCTCCGTTTGAATATGCCAAAGGCAAGCGTATGTGGTTCTATAATGGGATCGATTTAGGCTCTGAAGCATTTACAGCATGGGTTTATGGACAAACGAAAGAGGGAATTATCATTGAATTCTATCGTCAGATGGTTCGTAATTATACCGGATGGGGCTTTAATCTTCCAGCTGAATTAGAAGGTGAAATGAGTTTAAATAGTTCGTTTTTGAACACTTTTCTTCAGGAAGGCACTATGTTCCAGTTTACCCACATCGAAGCCAACAATGCCAGGGGAAAACGCATCGAACGCTATTACGGAAACCTTCGTTACGACATTGAAAAAGAAAGAGAAGGCTGGTTAGCTCGTCCGTTTGCACTTTCAGAATCAAATCAGGCCGGAGCAAAAGCACAACCATACGTTCCATACGACCAACTTGCTGAAGGTTGTCTAAAAGATATCGAGACCTGGAATAATATGGAGCATTCGAAAATAAAAGGCAAAACCCGTTGGGAAGTATTTACCGAAAAACAGAATCCAAAAATTATGCCGACTAACTGGCGCGCCTTCCTTCCTTACTTGGGTTACAAAACAGAAACATCGTGCAATGTAGGACAAATCAGTTTAAACAATAAAAAATACCTGATCGGTGAAAATGGAAAGATCGTTTATAGCGAAAAACTGATTGGATTAATGTCGCAAATTGAAGGAAAAGAGCTTGATGTGTACTGGTTAGATAGTAACGATGGTGAAATAATGAAAGCCCTGGTCTATTTGCGCGGAACTGATCGATGTGTTTGTGAGGCTGTTCTTAAACCTTCGCATAACAAGGCTCAGATCGAACGTACTCCGGAAGACATTGACAACTACACGGCAATGGCAAAATATGTATCATCTGTTGATGGATACATCAGGAGCCAAAAGAATAAAGTTGATCGCGTGACCGTGATCGACAATACTCCGAAGACATTAAACAACAAATTCCAGATTTCAGGAATGCGCAAGCCAATTACTGAACGCATTGATCCGGTTGAGATCATGGAAGAGCCAGAAGACGAAGACGACTTTTTCAAAAGCATTTCAAAGCCATTTAATAAAGGTTTATACGACACATTTTAAACAAATAACAAACAAACTATGAGTGCCATTACACTTACCACAGAATTTAAAATCAAGATCATTAACGAAGCCATTGAACGCCGTAAACTTTACGATGGTACTGATGGATCGTTTTCCAAATCATTGGGCATTTCGGCTTCTATTTGGTCGCGTATGCAAAAAGGCGAACATATGGGTTTGCTGAGAACTACGCAATGGATTATGATGGCTCAACTTTTGGGAATCACCATTGAAGACCGAAAATGGAATGTTGCCCGCACTGATGTATTTGTGACTATTGAAAAAGGTGTCCAATTTTGTAAGGACCACGCCAAAGCCATGATTTTTGTTGATGATTGCGGAATTGGTAAAACTTTCACGGCTAAATACTTAAGCAGAACCATAAAAAACACGTTTTACGTGGATGCTTCTCAGGCCAAAACACGCCAGGCATTTATCAGATTACTTGCAAAAACCGTTGGTGGCGAAAGCAAAGGACAATACTTTTCAGTAAAGGAAACCCTTAAATTTTACCTAAAGAGCATTAATCAGCCTGTTGTAATTATTGACGAAGCTGGTGACCTGGAATATGAAGCTTTTTTGGAACTTAAAGAACTTTGGAACGCTACCGAAAACTATTGTGGCTGGTATATGATGGGTGCCGACGGTTTGCGCGCCAAAATTGAGCGCGGAATTGCCAACAAGAAGGTTGGATATGCTGAAATCTTCTCACGTTACTCCGAAAAATTCTCAACAGTTGTTCCCCGCGAACGTCAGGATCGTAATGTCTGGTATAAACAATTGATTTCGGACGTTTTGAGCGCTAACAATTGTAATCCTGATCAGATTAACACTATTGCAAAAAGATGTTTGGCAAACGACTCTGGCGGCCACATAGGTGGACTTCGCCGCGCTGAAAGTTTATTGATTTTAAGTAAGGAGGCTGAAGCATGACTATAAACAGAATTATTGTTCGAATAATAGGATTTCCTTTCTTTTTAATCATCTCTATTTATTATGCGTCGGTATTTTTATTTAGAGACGTTTGGAGATATATTCTTTACGGGGGAGAGCTGTTCAAATACACCCAAAAAGACCAGCAAAAAACTATTGCAGACCTGTACGACAAACTAACCGAAATTCAAAACAGAATCTAATGAAACGAATCATCCAAAAAACCAAAGAACTAATTGCAGACATTGAAAAGGAAGTTGAGACCCGCAAAAAGTTTTACAAATCGCACGGCGAACGATGGCAGGACTCGCAAAAAGGAGCCGAATATCTGGAAGAAACAGACAGGCTTAGCGAAATGCTCAACCAACTGAATGATGGAATTTGCGAACTGACTGAAAACGACTAGCGCATGACGCGATCTCTCACCGCCCGCAACCTTTTTGAAAAGCGCATTGGCAAAACAGTAAGCTTCGATAGCGAACTACTAACCAAGGCGATTGGAGAGGCAGAAATGAAAGGATGCTGGCTGATATACGGACCTGAAAAAAACGGAAAGACGTGGTTTACTCTGCAACTGGTAAAAGCAATGGCATACTTCGAAAAGGTTGCCTACATCAGCGCAGAGGAAGGCACAGACCTCAGTTTTAGAAGAGCTTGCGAAAGGGCTGGAATAACGGCAGCCGACCGGATACTATTTGACGAGTACTTGTCGGTCGAGGAAATTAAAGAAAAGTTCTCGAAGCCTAAAACGCCCAATGTTCTGGTAATCGATAATCTCACGATTTACCGCGACGAATTCAAGTCGGTTGGTATTCGCGATTTAATCAACGCGTTCCCTACAAAGCTGATCATTTTCGTTGCTCACGAAGACCGGAACGAACCTTATCCTGCATGTGCTAAAATGGCTTCAAAGATGGCAAAGGTAATCATAAACGTGAAAGGTTTAAGGGCCTTTGTAGTTAGTCGGTTTTCTGAAGGTGGATCTATTGAAATAAACGAAGAAATGAGTGAAATGTATTGGGGAGAATAAAGTAAACATCAAAACAAATTGATATGAAAACAATAATCGATCTCGAACATGCCCGGCTGATAAAAAGATATCATACGCTGGCAACAAAAATTGGACTCGATAAATGCGACAAGTCAGCCATCATGGAAAGTTATGGTGTTGAAAGTTCGCTCGATTTATCGGTTAAGGAACTTACTGAGCTTTGCAACGTGCTCGAACGCGACAATAACCCGAAAGCTCCGGTTTTAGACAAACTACGCAAACAGGTGATGGCTTCCATCGGTGGTTGGTTAAAAACGATTAGCCAGGATAGTGATGCATCGAAAATAAAAGCGATTGCCTGTAAGGCTACCAGTTACCGAAGATTTAACGATATCCCCGCCGAACGCCTCCGGAATATCTACCACACATTTCTGAATAAACAGAAAGATTTTAAAGCGGTGAAACAGATCACGGCTGAAGAAATGGAAATATTATCATATATGAACTAGCCTCAGGCACCAAACAAATTACAAACCTATGGCATATAACCGACGCAATTTTCTGGAAGGTGTAATTGAAATACAAGATATTGTAATTGCCGAAAAAAAACTAGGTAAGACACAAAAGTGGATTTTCGAAAACCTGATCAAAAAACAATATCACATGTGCGGGTCAACCTTCAACAATTACATGTGCATCAACGCTAAAAGGGAACTTGCCAAACTCGAAGAAAAAGAATCATTACTAGTAATTAATCAATAAAAAATTAAAAAATGACTTCAAAAAAATGGATTGATGAAAATGGAATTGAAATTCCGGCCAAACGTGTAACTCGATCTGAAAAGTTAAAAGAGGCAAAACTTGAAAAGCTGATTAAAAAGGCCTGTGCTTTAAACGAAAGGCTAACTGAATTTAAAACTGAATTTGCGGCTGATGCCGATGAGATTTTTGCGGCAGTAATGGAAGAAAACGGAATAGCAAAAACAACATCGAAAGGAAACTTCCTGATTACTAATTTCGATCGATCGATTAAGGCCGAGGTTGATGTTAGTGAAAGAATTGAATTTGACGACGCACTAATTACGGTTGCCAAAGCACATATGGACGACTTTTTGACTAACGGCACTGGTGGAGTTGACGAAATGATACGGGGTTTGATTCTTGATGCTTTTAGTACTTCTCGCGGCAAGCTCGACGCTAAAAAAGTAACTGCCTTAACAAAGTATCGTTCACGGATTGATATCACAAAATACCCATCGTTCCACAAAATGCTTGATGCGATTGAAAAGAGCATTCGCCGACCAAGTTCGAAACGCTATTTCAGAATTTCGCGGCGTGATACTGAAGGTAAATACGAGTCTATTGATTTGAATTTATCAAGTATTTAAAGATACAACCCAGCTTATTTCAATAAATCAACGAACCCTGCAATCAGGCACGATTGCAAGGCTCTTTAAACACCTTTTAAATCTCATTAAAAAGTAAACAAAGATGGCAAATAAATCACAAACCGAACAGATCAGGAAACATCTTGAAGATGGTAAAAAGATCACTGCACTGGAAGCATTAAGCGAATTTGGATGTTTTCGCCTTGCAGCCCGAATCAAAGAACTCAAAAAAGAAGGCTTAGCCATTTACTCCCGGATGATTGAACAGAACGGAAAACATTATTCACAATACTCATTAAGCTAAAGCCATGAAAGCATTAATTGTATTTGTAGTGTGGCTTATGTGGTTGTGTTTGATTTTTGCTTTCAATTATGGAGCTCATTCAAAACGCCAACATGTCGGCAGAAAACAAAGTTGATTATCGGGTTCGAAAGATCACTATCACCAATAAAACGTGTCCGGTATGCCGTGGAACCGGCAAGAGGGAACAAAAGATTGCCAATGGTGATTTTAAATCAAGCTCTTGCATTCATTGCAAAAATGGCATCACCATAATTGAACACATGACCGAAATAAGCCTGATTGACGCACTTACTGAACTTGGCATCAGGTTTATATTACCGGCTTCGATGAAGCCTGAATAACTTCCTTAAAATATAAAAAATAATGAAAAAGACACACAACGGCATAATCTATGAACTTGTTGACCAGGATAACACAATTGCTTTGTGTTGCGATGGTTGCGACGTGAATAATAAAGGCATTTGTCGCCTGTTTCCAGAGTGCCTAGATAACCTGGATCAGGTTTGGAAAATTGCAGAAGAAATAACTATTGAAAATTAACAATTTAAAAAACGAACAATATGAGTGCAGCTTTACGATTAGTAAAAGATATTTCAGGAAAAAGAGTTTTTGAGTTAAAACAAAATAATTTTTAATCATAATTTATGTCACAAATATTAGCAATAGACTTTGACGGCACATTGGTTTCCGACCGTTTTCCCGAAATTGGCGAACCCTTGTTTTTTGCAATGGAAGCCGTTCGTAAGTTTAAGGAAAACGGGTACAAATTAATTTTATGGACATGCCGCGAAGATTCGCCTGAGCGAAAGTATCTAACCGAAGCAATTGAGTTTTGTCGCAGTCACGGACTTGAATTTGACGCTGTAAACGAAAATACACCCGATAGCCCTTTTAACCTGTTAGGCAAAAGCCGTAAGGTATACGCAGATTTTTACATTGATGATAAATCGTTGCAACCCTCATGGGAAGCATATTACAAATAAACATATATGAAAAAGATTATTCATTTTTTAAACCATGAAATATGGCACCAGTGTATTAAATGTGGCCGATGGTTCGACCGTCGCATGTGCGGCAACGATTGCCCCGATTGTGGAACCAACGTAAATGCAATGCCATGAATGATAAAGCACAAACTAGAAGAATTGATTTGATTAATTCGATGCCTGACGGTGAGCGACGCAGAATTGCCAATAGACTAAACTGTTCTGAAGGACACGTTTCAGGTGTGATACATGGAAAGAGAAGCCAGTCGACTGAATTAGGTATTAATATTATTCTTATGTCTGAAAAATCTTTAACGGTAAAAAAAATAGAAGAACCACGTTATCGCCGACTTGATCTTATTAACTCAATGCCATCAGGTGAGCAGCGCAGAATTTCAAGAATATTAAAATGTTCGGGAGGCCACGTTTCTGCTGTATTAAATGGAAAGCGAAATCAAAACAATGATTTAGCAATTAACATTATTCGATTAGCAGAACATTCAGCAGCAATGGAACTTGGTAAACGATCTTTAAGTTCGTTTAAAAAATTCAGAGTTTAGTTGTATATTTGATAGTAACAAAACCCATAGCTATGAAAAAAATACTCATTTTTCTTTTATTCTTTATTCCAATATTTACGTTTAGTCAGGATATTATAAAAACGTGCAGGGTTACCAAGTCGTGTTCCTTAAACGAAAAGCCAATGCCTGGTACTGAAGTGCTACAAATGAGAAAAGGGGACTTGGTTGATATTGTTGATATAGAAGGTGGTTATTATAAGGTTAATTATAAAGGCAAAATTGGATATGTTCTTGATTTGTTCATTTATGACCCCGAATTGATAAGCATTGTTAAGGAAAGAAAGAATAAAGAGGGTATTGAAATCAAGCAGCATGAAAAAGAGATTCGTGACACTTATAGAAAGACCCTCGTTGAAAAGTATGGAACGAATAAGGCTGATGATATATTAAAAGGAAAGTTGTTTCCTGGTATTACTAGCGATGAAGCTGAAAGAAGTTGGGGATATCCAGATGATAAAAATGTAACAACTTATGAATTTGGCGTTCACGAACAATGGGTATATGAAGGAAAGGATTATAAAAACAGATATTTATATTTTGAGGACGGCATATTAAAAACTATACAAAACTAAAACGGCTCTGACCGGTTAATGAACTCTATAAGATAAGCTAAAAGGCGATTCCAACCAAATGGATTCGCCTTTTTTTATTACCGATTCAACAAAGGGTTCCTGTGCTCGCTGTTGATAACAAAAAATGCGGTTTCGTTTTGAATCCAACGCATAAATCTGTTATTTCGTATCGCATGTCACTACATAAAAATCAATACCCACTCCACTTCTGGCTATACAATATGGCCGGTGGAGGGTTAGCACCGTAAGGGCTAACGGCTTTGTGGGTATTGCTTATGAAGTGACATGCACCTCCATCGGTTTTATTATCTATATAATGAAAAAACTTAACGACTAATGACAACAACAACAACTGAAAAACAAACTTCGATTGAAGAGCTTCTGTCGGAGGACTCACCGGAAGGCTATTGTAGAACGCTAAGTACAATGTATGAAGCGTGGATCGGATCGGATCATATCAGCGGAACATCAGCCGACCAGCGGTCAACAGTATTAAATCACTTTAAGGCACTCAGAAGATTCCTGTATAAAATTCGTCAGGAAAAAATTAAGAAAAAAGCAAAAAAAAAGAATCTAGTATGGATCAATTAAGCAAAAAGGGCGACTTAACCGATCGCCCTTTTTTTATGTCCTAAACTTCAGGATCGTCAACAACCTCTTCCTCAAAACTCGTTTCCCAAACCTGAACAACCACTTTCAATTTATCTCTTCGCCGCTCGTTGGTTTGACTTCTACGACTAAACGAACTGGCTTCGTTGGTTCCCCAACCCTGAAGTGCCGCAAATGTTTTTGTAAGTACATCCCAACGTTCAAGCGATTTTTGTTGAATCAAAGTTGGTGATGCACTGCTTGCCTGTCCGGTAGGTTTAAAGGCATAACGAATTGTAACACGTGCAGTACAAAGCTGAATGTATTCGCTTTCGTCGGTACAGTTTGGATAGTCAATATCAATCAGCGCGCACGGATAGGAAACCGGCGGGTTTTCATCGCTCAACTGACCTTCATCCACATCAATCCACTTTAACTCCGAAACTTTACTTTTTAACTGTGCCACGATGGCTAAATACAAGGTTTTATCCATGATTTATAGTTTTAACATGTTTTTCAAATACCGATCAATCCGATCAACTATTTTTTGATTCAAAACCTGACTATGCGCCAGAAACGTACGCTTTGGAATTACTGTATTACGACCTCTGCCCGCGTTACTTGTTCCGAAGTTGTGAGCAACCGCATAGTTTTGCGACGCGCCTGTATTCATCGGATTAGCCGAAACAACCACTTTGCCAGGTTCTTTATCGTAGGTAATGCTATCGTGCAGATTTCCGGTTTTACCCGTCAGTATTTTCCGTAAAGCATCAGCTCCTTTCGTCTTTCCTTTTCGCCGTTCCACTTCGGGCCACTTCTCCAGTGTTTCATCTGTAAAGCCTTCGTTGTCGAAACTTGACTTAAAATGGTTGACGGCTTCCACGCCAATTATATCAGGTAAATCTTCGGTGATACCTTTCTTGATATCATCTTGCATCCGGTCTAAATACCTGTAAAATTCGTCAACGGTCATGATTCGTACTGCTTTAGCATTTCGCGGGCAAAAGCTTCGATATCGGCTCGTTTAGCATCGGCTGCATCCTGATAATAGTTCGTAGCTTCAATGTTGATGAATTGCCCTGTTTCGCCCGGATTATTATCAAACACCGGATCAACCTCAGGCTCCTGCCAGTTATTGGGTTGAACAGTTGGAGGTTCGTCGGTCTGTCGTACTCCACATAAACAATTCCAGTCGCTTGGTGGCAGATTGGTATCCCAGAACGGATCATCCATCGGAAAGATTAGATGATATAGTTCGGTATGCGATTCGCGTGGATTTGCTGCACGACTCGGCATGTATTCCAGATTTGGATAAAGGTTTTTAGTCTCCTGAAACTTTTTCCAGTTTACGGCCATGCGTGCTGACCTTACTGCGGTATTGTATTCGGTTTGAAGATGCAACTTGTTATACTCTTCCGAAATCTTCAGCGCTTCCTTTTTGAAAGCCGAAAAGCTTTTCAATCTACCGTCTTCGTTGGTCAGCAAACCAACAATCTTTCCGGTTTGATCATGGCTTTTAAATGCTGAAAAAACGGCGCTATTTTCGCTGAACTGTTGCGTAAATACTTTGTTTGTCTTACCCCAATCAACACCAGCTTTCAGAAAGGTTGATTCCGACGCATGTTGCATAACGGCATTAGTCAATTCAAAAATCTTTTCATCAATTAATGCTGCATTGTCAATAATCCCTTCAGCCGCATAAATATTTTTGATAGCCTGGTTAAAAAGCTTATCAACATTAATGATGCGTTTTACTTTTTTCTCGTCACTCAAAATAACTGTTGCCCCTCTCCCTGGGGCTGCTACGAAAAAATCAGCTAATCCTTTCAGCTTTTCAACAAAACCACTTTTCTTGGTAATCGTTATACCACGTTCTGGATCTTCATCGATCAGTTTAACCGGTTTCTCTTTGGCCGGATCGGCTGGAACTGCTATTTTATCTTTAATAGGAGTTGGTAACGGTACATCTTTCGGAGTTCCGTTAGTTGAGCTTGTTGAAGTCGAAGCTCGTGCAATCGTTTCACCATCTTTGGGTACTGGTATCGAATACTTATTACGCAGATAACTATCAGGTATATCAATCAATCCGCAAAGGGTTGCCATATCAGCCACCGCCAATGGTTCAGCATCTTCAGGAAACACAAACTTACCACCGGTTACAGGATAGCCCCGTTTTTCGAGTAACGGCAAAACCATCTTATTCAGTACGCGGCGAACATAGCGCATGTCTGACCTGTTTTTGCCCTCTTCAACCTTTTTATGCGTGTACGACTGTGCTTTACTCGATCCGTTAAGCGTGGTCATCGTTTGGCCTAAAATAGTAATCAGAAGCTCTTCGTTACATGCCTTTCTGAATTCGTCGTGTGCAGAACTTGATCCGGCAGTACCGGTATTGTTGACGGTCTCTACATCGGTCTCTTTCGGTATAACAATCCAAGGCGCTGATCCAGCTTGTTCCATCGCTTGAACCAGCGTATTTCTGCTTTCCGGATCGTAACTCGAATACTTACCAACGCGCTGCGGCATACCGAATAGTTCAAGCCACTGAGCATAGTCGCCAAAACCTCCACGTTTCCATATTGCAAACGGTGCAGTTTTCAGAAATAAACCAAAATCAGTGGTTTTTCCGATTACTAAAAGTTGTTCGTCGGAGGTGTAATCAACTCCGGTTTCATCGTATTCATTAAATACAATGTTTTTATTTTTCAGGTTAATATGCTTGAATGGAATCTGACTAAAACAAAAGCCATCACTGAAATCAAATTCACCGGCAGCGCGTCCCCAAAAACGAGCCATCATAATAGTTGTCAATAATTCTTCCATTGCTGGCGAATCAATCAAATCAGTTAATTCAGGAACATCTAAACCTTTTTCATCCTGAAAAGTTAATGGCGAGTTAGTAACAGCACTAATCCGTTTATCGACAGCATCAGCCAGTACGCCGTCAATCAATAAGTCTTCGTACAGATCGAACAATAATTTCATTCGACCCATATCGGCACTTTGCATCGCAGTACGCCACTGACCAACATCTGATGTTTTCCGCAACGGTGGCCTTAAAACAATCTGTGTGATGATTGGCTGCTTGGACCCTTTTTTAGTTTCTTGTTTTATAGTTACCATATCTTAAAAATGTTGGTTGCGTTTTTCATTACTGCCAAACTGAATCACTGCCGATGTTTCGCCTTCGGTAGTGATAACCGGAAGATCGGGTGTGATATCGCCTTTCTGAACTCCTTTAAGCCATGCGATAGCGCGTTCGTATCGGTCTTGTCTCAGCTTCAGGTCTGATCCTGCATTACACAAATTAATCAGATGCCAGGCTGCAATATCTTTCACGAATGTCAGCAGTAAAGCATTTCGGCTTCCTGCGGTTGCTGCAAAAATGGCATCTTTATCAAAAGCGCCTAGATAACCCTTTGCTTCCTGAATGGCAGTATCAATCGAAGCGACAACCAGTGTATCGTCTTCACGGGTAATGGCATCAATATTTTCAGCATACAGATGCGTTGATAATTCCTCTTGCGTTAAAAAGCTCATGATATTTACATTTTAGGAGTTACAGGTCGGGTATCGAAAAAGCACATTGGCTGCATATTGGTACTATTAACATGCCATCCATATTCTTTGGCATGTTTGCGCATCTGGATATCGTCACGGGTAATCACCTGGTAACGATTTTTCAGAAAAAACACCCGGTAGCGTTTGCCAGTTTTAAGGTTCATTGCTTTTGCCTTTTTGATTGCCCGGTTCTTTGCTGCATCACGGCCTTTAAAGCGAATATAAAGACCAATTAAAAGTTGTTTAATTTTCATACTAAAATCGTTTTTTATGATTGTGGTTTGCTTGTCCAATTTTAAAAGAGTCAGGTTGTAATGCTGCTATCTTCTGATTAATAATCCACACGCCTCCCTCGATGCCGTCGGGTCCATCGGCAGGAGCCGAAAGCCTTGGATTAATCAACAAAAATTGCTCTTCCAGTCGCTTCATGTGAGGGTTACTTCGTTCGGCTTCGTTCAGGATCAGTTTACCCAGTCGGTTCAATGGTTCGAGATTACCTTCAATACGGCTGAACTTGTCAGGCTTTGGCCGGGTATCAGGAACAATACCAATCACTCCTTTTTCTTTCGCCTTTTCGGTAAACAGCGGAATAAATACCTGTTCAAAGAATGGGTCCTGAAGCTTATTGTTCTCGATGAAATTATAGACCTGTGTTTTTTCTCCGGCATATTCTTTCAGGTTATAATACCAGTCGACGAATATGGAGTTCACAACATGGTCAAGGAATCCGGTAAGTACATAAAACGAACCTTCGCAGAATCCGAGCAGGAAAATTGACTTATACGATCCTTTTCCGTTGGTTGAATTCGATGGTGCCGGATCGCCGTAGGCAACCAGAAACTTAAATTTTGCTATTGGCGGAACTTTTCCCCAGCGCATTTCCTTAAAAATATCGCCGTTCGAGATCGGATTGTTGAAATATTCCTTTTCGGCACTGGCCGTGCTGATCATCGAAAGAATCTTATCAATATCGGCCTCCGTGTTTTTATCGGGCCATGTTGATTTGCCGTTTTTATCACGGATGTTAATCACATCAACATGATCAGCCTTTTCAATTGCCCTGGTGATGCAGCAATCACGTGCAATAATATTTCCATTGAAAAGTATCCGGTAGTTTCCGGAAACTGAAACGGTTGGAATCAATGCCTGTTCAATCCAGTTCCACTTTTTTTCAATTCGCTCCGGATTACGGGTTTCTTCATCCGTATCGATATCATCAACCAGGATAAAGTCAGGCCGAAACGATTCGTTACGCGTTCCACGCGGACTCTGCCCGGCTCCCAAAGCACGGAAAGCACAACCTATCATTAAAGTAAACTCACCGGCTTCCCAACTTCCCGGTTTATCCTGGGCTCCGTAGTCGTTAACAATGCGCCGATTGTTTTCGAAGTTCACCATAAATGGCATCAATAACCGTTCGGCGTTATCCTGGCTATTCGATATTAGAAGTACATTTTTGATTTGGCCGGTTAAAGCCAACTTGGTAACCTCCATCATTGCCCGTGCCGACTTAGCCAGCTCGCGACTCCACGCTCTTACTTCGTACCAACGCCTATTTTTAAACAATCGTTTGGTTGCCTTTTTATGGAAGGGTGCCGGATTACTTTTATAATAGGTAGGAAAATAATATGCAAACCACGCTTCGTCATCGTCTTCGAGTCGTGCAATTCGTAAAAGCTTTTCAGCATGAGTCTCGTTATCATCAACAATTGTCGCTTCAAGTATACTCTTTTTGGTCGCTTCCCAATCGATCAGGGCATAACGTTCGTCAGGTTTAAGTCGTTTTGCCATTATCTCAGGTTGTCTTTAATAAAAGCATCGTACAATAAAGTAAACTCCTGGGCTTTTTTCAGGTCGAAGCGCCGCATCCAGTCAATGAACTTTTTACCTACCGAGACAATGTCGCTCACACCGATATCTGTTTCCATCTTGTCAATGGCATTGGCCAATTTACAAATCAGATCGGCTTCGGTAGTTGTTGCATAGCGGCGGTCGGGTCTATCGGCAATTACCTCATTAATGGCAGATAGTTGCCGGTAAAGGTTTTTTAATTGCTCTTCCTTGGTAATGGTAATCGACACTTTCAAGCTATCCCAATTATCGGCATTCGCCCATTTACTGATCGTTACCTCGGATACACCAATACGGCCCGCAATTTCTTTTTGGGTTAAGCTTTCGTGAATGAAAAGCATCTTAGCCAACTCGCGAAGCTGCTGCATTTCCTTTTTTGTACGTGCCATGATTAAAAGTTTGCCCGAAATGTACAATTAAACCGCGCGAAAAATCTAAAGCATATTAACTGTTAAAGTATTAATTATAAGGCTTAACACATTGTTTGGTTAAAGTAAAAGTTTAATGTTATTTCGATTCAAAATCAGCAGCGAACAATTAAAATAAATCAAATGTAAGCGATGTCTAAAAAATCATTTGTACTACACGACGATTCGAAAAACACCAAAGGTTTTAAAATGCTCACGTCAGGAGCAAATCTTGACGAGTTCACAAAGAATCCGGTCATGTTACTTATGCACAACGACTGGGACATGCCAATTGGTCGGTGGGAAAATATTAGAAAGGAAGGAACTCAAATACTTGGTGATCCGGTTTTCGATGATCAGGATAAAAAAGGCATTGAAGTTCAAGGAAAGGTCGATCGAAATTTCGTTCGAATGGCATCAATAGGCTCCTGGCCTCCTGAAGCTATCGAATATGAACCTGATCCGGAACATCCTGGAGAAAATATTGCGGTTGTTACCAAGTGGACGGTTAGAGAAGCTTCAATTGTAACAATTGGATCGAACCACAATGCGATGTGTTTTTACGATCGTGAATCAGGCAAACCGATTGACGTGAAAGATGTTTCTGAATTGATAAAATTAATGGACATAAAAACAGAAGTTAAACCAAAAATAAAAAAAATGGATGGATTGAATAAGATTCTGAATCTGGCTGATACGGCAACTGATGCCGATCGTGAAGCCGCCATCGGTTTGATTATTGCCGACCGTGATCGCCTTCAGGGTGAAAACGTTACGCTGCAAGATCGAATTGAGGAAATTAATGTTGCCGAAAAAACTCAACGTTCGGCTGACGCTATTACGCTGATTGACGGTGCAGTAAAAGAAGGCCGTCTGGATGCTAAAGGCAAAGAAGCCTTTGTAAAACTGTTCGATCAGGATTTCGATAGTGCAAAAGCTACTCTCGAAGCTATTCCTGCACGGTTGTCGGTTACCAAGCAGATTGAATTAGCAAAAGAAATACCTGCGGTTGAATTGGCCGATTTCCAGAAAAAGACATGGGACGAATTGGACAAAGCAGGTAAGTTGATTCAGTTGAAAGACAAGTTCCCTGACCTGTACGTAGAGAAGTACAAAACCAAATTTGGTGTTGAGCCTAAACTGTAATTGTAATTAACATTTAATCAATTTATAAAAGATGAAAAAATCATTTTCAAGAGGTTTAACCTCTATGCTTTATAACCTGGTTGTTTGTGCTTTCATCGCACTGGCTTCCGGTTTTAGTTTGCCTGCTGTTGCAGGTGTGGGCTTTGTCGGCAGTATGCTGATGCAGGGCGGTGGTGTTAACATGGCTATCCAGAAAGAAATCTGGATGAATAGCATTGTTGAAGGCCTGTTTGCCAATAACAGTTTTTTATCCAAAGCATTTAATGCTGATGAGTTTGTCAATGCAGGTAAAACGGTTCACATTCCCAATGCGGGAGTGGCATCGAGCGTGACTAAAAACAGGAGTTCATTTCCGGCTACTGTTACCAGTCGAACCGATACTGACTTAACTTTTGATTTGGATGAATATACTACCGATCCGATTAAAATAAGCAATGCCGAAACTGTTGAATTGAGTTATAGTAAACGCGAATCTGTTTTGAAACAGGATAAGGCTAAATTGATTGAAACCGTATCGAACGATTTCTTATTCAAATGGACTCCTGCATCTGGTTATGTGGTTCGTACTACCGGATCGGCTGTTGTTGCACATACTGCAAGTGCTACCGGTAACCGTAAGGCTTTAACTAAAACCGACGTGCTGGCTTGTATGAATAAATTCAATGGTCAGGATATTCCACAGGAAGGCCGTTATATGTTGATTGATGCCGTGATGTACGGACAATTATTGGAAAGCTTAACTACTCAGGAAGCAATGGCATTCCACAGTTTAGTTGATATCCCTAACGGTGTTTTAGGTAAACTGTACACCTTCAACATCATGATGCGTTCAAAAGCAACCATCTATACATCGGCTGTTGCTGCAAAAGCATGGACTACTGCCGGAGCTGCCGGTGATCTTGCCGCTGCACTTGCATGGCACGAAAACAGCGTATGCCGCGCCCTTGGTCAAACCGACGTATTCGAAGAATTAAATAGCCCTCTGTATTACGGTGATATTTACGACTTCTTAGTACGTGCCGGTGGCCGGCCAATGCGCTCAGGCGTTGAAGGCTTAACTGCCATCGTTCAGGATACTGCTGCATAGTTAAAAATATTGGTGATGTAATGTAGAGACGCGATGCGTCGCGTCTCTACAACATTATCTCTGAAACCACCTGATCATGAAACTATCTGAAAATTTTCTACTTGAAGAGTTGACATTAACATCAACAAGATTGCCAAATCAACCAAACGCTGATCAGCTTGAATCTTTAAAACAATTAACGATTAATGTCCTTCAGCCACTTCGGAATTTATTTGGCGATTCAATAACGGTAAATTCAGGGTTTAGGTCGGTTTCTGTAAATATTTCGGTTGGTGGTGTTAAAACCAGCCAACATCTAAAAGGCGAGGCTGCCGATTTAAGTTGCAACGATAATGCCAGGTTATTTCAGATTGTACGTGAAAACCTTGATTTTGATCAATTGATTTGGGAAGGTGGAAACGATAGTTGTCCAGATTGGATTCATGTAAGTTATAAGGTTTCGGGCAACCGTAACCAGGTATTAAAAATGAAATCAGGCCAATACACAAAGCTATGACCGAATTCATTCAGCTAATAAGTCTGGTCCTTAATCTGATTTTTGGTGGTGGTTTTTTGATCACGTTTTTAACATTAAAGGCGCAAAAAAAGAAAGCCGGAGCGGAGGCCAAAGGAGCTGAAGCAACTGCCGAAAGTACCGAACTGAGCAATGTATCGCAAGCGATTAAAATCTGGCGTGAAATGGCCGAAAGCCTGAAAGCAGAGCTCGAAGTATCCAGGTTAAAATACGATGTTGTTTTAGGTTCAGTTTTAAAGTTGCAAAAATCGGTTGACCGGTTGAATTGTACAAATGGTAAAATATTGCGTCTCCTGGATAAAATTTCTCACGAGAATCTGGAACGAACAGTCGAAGAAATTAAACTAGAAATTAATCATGCAGAGGAATAATATTTTTTTCATAGGGTTAGGTTTGTTTGTGGTGATGTTGTCCAGTTGCCGGAATAACCGGCAACTGGTAAAGCAAATCACGACCGATAGCACATCGGTCTCGTTCCGCGACGTTGAAAAAATAGTTCATATCGATGGTGATACGCTTTCAGTTTCAATGCAGGCTTCGACAAGCTCAGCCATCGGATCGCTCCCTGAGCGCGAAGCGGTCGAAGGGATTAGTCAACAGACTTTTATTCCCCAGGTTCAAATTTTGGAGACAAAACGCACAAAAGTTACAATTGAGCTCACTAAAACAGGTGAAATCAAGGCTACTGCTGTAAGCAAGGATATTGAAGAAAAAGTTACCGTTCAGGAAAAAACGATATCGAACTATAAAAGCGAAGTAACAGAATACCAACAAAAAGAAAGCTGGTTTACTAAAGCTAAGGCAGCGGTGTGGCGTTGGATTAAGGGTATTCTGTTTTCGCTTCTACTTATTGCCGCTATTGCAGTGGCTTTTAAATTGGGTTTCAATCCCTTTTCATTTTTGAAAAAATTATTTACTAAATCATAAAAAAATGGCAGTAGAAAAAAGATCAATTGGACTTTTGTCTATCGAAATCGGAATACCGGAGGAAGATGGATCAATGAGTACTACTCTGGCCGCGCTTGGAGTAACTTTTCAAGACTCGTGCGAACTGGCACAGGGCGAACCTGAGTTAATTGAAATTCCTTCGGAAGAAAACGACGATCCGGAAGAGTTGATCGTTGGTAAAGCGACCAAAACGTTAACCTGGGAAATCATCAATACGTCAGCAGATGTCTGTAAGGAGGCACTAGGCGGAGATATTACCGGGGTCGGCGATGCCGCTGTTTGGAGTGGACCTCGTACCGTAGGAATTATTGAACGCTCGGTAAGGATTAAAACCAAATCGGGTGAAACAATCGACATACCCCGCTTGCGCTTTGTAAATACCATCAACTGGAAATTCTCAAAGAAGGACGTCAATAAAATCAAGCTGAAAGGTGTTATTTTAACTCCTTTAAAAGCCGGATTAGCTCCAATCTCGAAGTACAAAACTGTTTAAAATGGATGCTACCGAGATACAACGGAAAGCAGCCGAAACGATCATCGAACGCGGGGTAAGGGTCAAACTACCCGCTCCGCGTTTTTTGCGTCTCCTGGGTAAAAAAACAATCAGCGTTACCATTCACCGGCCAACGCTCCGGACGATGTTCACAGCCCTGTCGTTTGCATTAAAAGAGGGTTTTTCGATCGACGGACTGGCAGAGGGTAAAACTGATGCAGCGCTGAAGCTGATCGTAAATCACAGTCAGACGGTTTGTCAGATCGTAGCCGTTCACTTGTTGAACGATAAATGGCTGATCCGGTTATTTTCAAGGCCACTGAGCCGGTGGTTATTTTCGAAGTTGAATAAAGGTCTGTTGCTTGATATCT